AATAGCGATATGGTTGTACTTGGTGGTAATATGCGTTTAAAAGCGTGTAAAGAAGCAGGTTTAAAAGAAGTGTATATATTAGTTGCTGATGAATTAACACAAGAACAAGAAAGAGAATTTATAGTAAAAGATAATGTAGGGTTTGGAGAATGGGATTGGGATATATTAGGTAATGAATGGAACACGCAACAATTAGGAGATTGGGGTTTAGAGGTTTGGCAACCAGAAGAAGAAGTTGATTACTCTATTTTAGATGATGAAGATTTTTCATCTGATTTAGAAGATATGAAAAACGGAGTTAAGAAAGCTATACAAATACCTTTCGAGTTAGAACATTACGAAGAAGCGTTTGAACTTGTAAAATATTGGAGAGAACAAGGTGGATATGTAGGTATGATGTTAATAGAAAAACTAAAACAAGAAAAAACCAAATAATGAAAAAAATACAATTAAAACAATTAGAGCATAATACTAAAATAGGAGATGTTTGTGGTTACATAGAACCAAACATAACAGAGGATTGTATATTTTATGATGGAGATGAACCGATAGGGTTTTATATAAAAGACATATCTAAACACTCACAAAAAGCATCTAAATTAGCAGCACTTGCAAACCAAGAGTTAAGGAGTAAAAATGTTCCAAAAAGCGTTATGAAAAGGTCAAGCGGTTTCACAAACGCAGAAAATGAAGTTTTACAATACAGTACTATATTAGGAAGTGTACCTCCTAAACCACATATGCGTAGACCATACCCAACAATAAGTAGTGTTCATAATGTAAAATCCGCTCAAACATTTATAAAAGCAATGCTTATGCTTTGTAAAGAAAGTGAAGAATTGATAAAAAAAATAACTCCTAATATTTATGATAGGCAATTAGAACTAATAAAAGAGAATGCTCCAGAGAAATGGAGATTTGGAAAACTATTTACAAGTAGTATCTCGAATTACAATATTCCTGCTCCATTCCATAAAGATAATGGTAATATTAAGGGGTGTGTAAATGTTATTATTGCAAAAAAAAATAATGCTACTGGTGGGAATACAACTGTTCCAGATTATAACGCTACAATGGATAGTTGTGATAACTCAATGTTGGTTTACCCTGCTTGGAGAAATGTACACGGAGTAACACCGATTGTTCCAACTGGAGAGGATGGATATAGGAATAGTTTGGTTTTTTACCCATTAAAAGCATTTAAAGGATTAGATTAGTATGAACAAAACTGAACACCATAAAAAAGCAATTATAGAAGCGTTAGAAAAATCGTTAGGAGTTGTTACAACTGCTTGTAAGATAGTAGGAGTAGGTAGAACAACATTTTACCAATGGTTAAAAGATGATGAAGTATTTGCAAGGCAGGTAAAGGATATTGAAAACATTGCTTTGGACTTTGTAGAAAGTAAATTATTTGAAAATATAAGAGATGGAAAAACATCTGAAACTATATTTTATTTAAAGACAAAAGGAAAGAACAGAGGTTATGTAGAAAGACAAGAGATAACTGGTGCTGATGGTATGCCTACTAAATTTGAAATAGAAATAATTGAAAATAAAAACTAACGTAGTATTTAAACATCTTTTAAAATCAGATAAAAAGATAACAATAGAGCAAGGTGGTACAAGGAGTGGAAAAACCTATAACATTTTACTTTATATTATCTTTAAATACTGTTTAGATAATACTGGTAAGACAGTTACGATATGTAGAAAAACATTTCCTGCTGTTCGTAGTTCTGTTATGAGAGATTTTTTAGATATACTAAAGCAATACAATTCATATTCAGAGTTACACCACAATAAATCTAATCACGAATACAAACTAAATGGAAACCTTGTAGAGTTTATATCTTTAGACCAACCACAAAAGGTAAGGGGTAGAAAAAGAAACCTACTGTTCATAAATGAAGCAAACGAATTAGATTACGAAGATTGGCAACAGTTAATCTTTAGAACAGAGGATAAGATAATACTTGACTTTAACCCATCAGATGAATACCATTGGATTTATGATAAGGTAATACCAAGAGAAGATGCAGATTTTTACATTACTACTTATTTAGATAATAGCTTTTTAAATAAAAGCATTACAGAAGAAATAGAACGTTTAAAAGATACAGATGAAACTTATTGGCAGATATATGGATTAGGTTTAAAGGGTATATCTAAAGCTACTATATTTAATTACACAGAGGTAAACCATATACCTCACGATGCAGAGTTTATAAGCTATGGAGCAGATGCGGGATATTCTAATGACCCAACTACATTAGTATCTGTTTACAAGAAAGAACACAACCTCTACATAAAAGAACATATATACCAAACACAGATGACTACCTACGATATTAGTAGGAAATGGAAAGACATAGGTATTGAAAGAGAATTGATTTACTTTGATAGTGCTGAACCAAGATTGATTGAGGAGTTGCGTAGAATGGGTTTTAACGTAAGACCAAGTTTAAAAGGTGCTGATAGTATCAACGCAGGTATTGACCTCTTAAAACGCTTTAAAATACATATAGAGAAAGACAGTCATAATGCCATACAAGAGTTTAGGAACTACAAATGGCAAGAGGACAGAAGTGGTAAGATGATAAATAAACCAATAGATAAAAATAATCATATAATTGATGCAGTCAGATATTCTACTTATTCTATATTAAGCAAACCTAACTTTGGTAAATACGCTATTATATAAAAATAATTAACATTTTTTGTTAATAAGTTTGGCAGTTACATTTATTTGTTTTATATTTGTAGTGTAATTAAAAACAAAGACAAATATTATGAATGATTTAAGAAATTTCACACCAAACCAAGTTTACACATTAGGACAATTATTATCTGACCCATCAACTCAAATAGAATCAGTTGAGGATTATGGGTACAATAATTTTAGTGGCAACGTATGGGTTCAATTAGAATCTGGAATAGTTTTATTTTCTTTTGAGGGTAGAGATGATATATCGTATATGACTTATTCAGAAGATAACGAACAAGAATGGGATACTTATCCAGAAGCTTTGGAAGTATTATAAAACAACACACTAAACTAAATAATTAACCTTTACAGAAATGTAAGGGTTTTTTTGTACCTTGTAATAAAATAATTTAAAAATAACTATATACATATATGAAAGTTGAATTAATAGTACCGAATAGTTTAAACGAAGTTACTTTAGGACAATACCAAGAGTACATAAAATTAAAAGATTTATCAGAAACAGAACTATCTCTAAAGATGATTGAGATATTCTGTAACTTGAAATCAGAACAAGTAAGGTACTTGAAAGCTACTGATGTAAGAACTGTTGTAACTATTATATCTGAAATGTTTGATAGTAAACCAAGTTTAGTAAATACGTTTAAAATAGATGGTATTGAATATGGGTTTATTCCTAACCTTGATGAGATGAGTTTTGGTGAGTACATTGATTTAGATACTTTCATAGGAGATTGGGATAACATAGAGAAAGCTATGGGAGTTCTTTACAGACCAGTAGAAATGAGAAAGGGTAATAGATACCATATAAAAGAATATGAAGCAGGAGAAACAGAGCATTTAAAAGCAATGCCATTAGATGCAGTATTGGGTTCTATCCTTTTTTTTTATCGTTTAGGGAACGACTTGTGCAAAATTATGATGAACTCTTTGGAGGGCAAGGAGATGGAGGACTTACAAGCACATCTCAATTCGGAAGCAAATGGGGTTGGTACTCAAGCATTTATGCTCTCGCTCAATCAGATATTAGGCGATTTGAAAATATCACAAAACTAAAAATGCACGAATGTTTAATGTTCTTGACATTTGAAAAAGAGAAAAACGAATTAGAAGCAAAACAAATTAAAAAGAAATTTTAGATGCAAGGGATTAGAGGATTTTACCAACTTACTGAAACTATAAAAGACCAATTACTGAATGATGTAAATGTCAATACGGTAACAACTGGAGATATAACAGAAATAGATTTATCTAAACAAACTATATTTCCTTTATCACATATTATTGTAAACAACGTAATTACAGAAGAACAGTACCTTTCTTTTAACCTTACTGTTATGTCTATGGATATTGTAGATGAAAGCAAAGCACCTACAACAGATATATTTAGAGGCAATGATAACGAGCAAGATGTATTGAATACTCAATTAGCAGTATTAAATAGATTAACTATGTTATTAAGAAAAGGTAACTTGCATAGTGATTTATACCAATTAGATGGTACACCAAACTGTGAACCATTTTACGAAAGGTTTGAAAACAAGTTAGCAGGATGGGCGTGTACTTTTGATGTATTTATTCAAAATGATATTAATATATGCAGTTAAAAGAAACACAGAACGCTTTAAATACTTTTGCTAAATATGTTATACAACAAAGTAGAACTAATTTAACTAAAGGTAAAAAGAACGCTTCTAAAGAACTTTACAACAGTTTAGGTTCTGATATAAAGGTTTCTAAAAATAGTTTTGAATTATCGTTCCTAATGGAAGAATACGGTGTTTTTCAAGATAAAGGGGTAAAAGGTACTAAATCTAATTATTTAGAAAATAAAGAATCTCCTTTTAGTTATAAATCCAAAGGAGGTAAAAGAGGTTTAAAAGGTATGCCACCACCAAAAGCATTTGATAAATGGATTGTGCGAAAAGGGTTAAAAGGAATAAGAGATAAGAAAGGTCAATTTATAAGTAGAAAATCATTGCAGTTTATGATTGCAAGAAGTGTATTTGAAAAAGGTATTAAAGCGAGTATGTTTTTTACTAAACCATTTGAGAAAGCATTTAAGAACCTACCAAAAGAGTTAGTAGAATCATTTGCTTTAGATGTAGAGCAATTAATAAAAACAACAGTAAATAATAAATAATGGCAATAATAAACACAAGAAGTCCTAACTTTGAAAGTATTGATTATGCTGGAATGTCTTACAGTACTTTACAGATATTTATTTGGACTGGTTCTGAATTAGATGATGTAGCTGGTGTGTCAAGTTATACTTTAAGAAAGTCAGCAACAGTTCCTACATCTGGTAATCCAACTGTAACATTTGAAACATCTGAATTGATAAGAGATTATTTAGATTCTACATTTAACGGAAATTATAGTGGTCAAGGTGTATGGGTTAAGCATTTGATGAAAGTTTATAATTCTTCTAATCAAATAATATTAAATAGAGAATTTACAAAGATTGCTTTGGATGGTTATAGTTACTCTGAAGAAGAAAATGTTAATGAGCAATCTCCAATGATTTCTAATAAGAAGTTATTTGTTTTAGATGATAATACATTTAGAGTTCCTATTTATACAAACTTAAATCCAACTATTGTATTCATTAAAGAT